ACCTCCAGGGATCAAGCGACCAGGAGGGCGGCAACCGCAGACTGGCGGCGCGCACCGTGGCGAAAGCCGATTGGGCCGGACGCATCAAGGGAGATGAAGGCTATGGCAATGCTCCATCCGGGGATCACCGGCAACAGGACGTTGAGCGAGATGTTGCAGAGGCTAAGGCCCGAGGAACAAGCGGAAGCGTTGGCTCAACCGTATTTGCCCGAGATGGTGGCGACGACGGCTAAGTGGGCCTGGACCCTGGAGAGCGATCACGGCGAGTTCGTTGCCAGCATGGCGATCATGCCCGACGTAAACCGGCGCGGCTGGTTCGTCTCATATCCCGGCGCTGCAATCCGATCATCTGCCGAGCTTCGCCCGCTGTTCCGGCTCTACACGATCTTCCGCGACAGCGGCGCGGTGTATGACGAGCTGCGCGCTTGGGTTGCGTCGGATGATGCGCGCGCGATTAGATTTGCCGAGTGGCATGGTTTTCGGCTAGATTGCGGGCCAGCGACAGGGTTTTCACCGACCGGGCGAGACTTGAGCTTATATTTATGGAGGCGATGATGGCCGGAATTTTTGGAAGCGGCGACAACGGCGCGCAGGCAGAGGCAAAGAAGCAGGCGGGACAGGCGCGGCGCGAGCGGCAAACCTCAAACGAGGAAACGAACCGGGCGCAGCAGCGCGGTGAACGCGGCGGCGGTGCCGGTGCAGGCACGCGAGGGCGGGACATGCTGATCGGCAACCTGTCTCAACGCCTCAAAGAAACGCTTGGGGGCTAATCGTGGCGCAGTGGGACGTTGACAGAGCTTGGAAGGCGATAGCCAGGGCCAGGAGCGACAAGGAAGCCTCCGACGATATCTACAAGGAGGCGATGGAGCTGACGTTCCCAGACCGCGAAAACTTCGTGAAGCGGAAGGAGGGCCAGCAGAAGGCGGCTTACAACTGGGACAGCACACCACAGGTGTCGGTGATCCGAGCTGCCAACCGCCTCTCCTCAGACTTCACGCCGCAGTTCCAGGACTGGTTTGAGATCGGCCTGGGGCCAGCAGCCGAACAAATGCCAGACGAGATATTCCAGGAGGCAGTAGGCAAGGCGAAGGGCGAGGCCAAGGCAGAGCTGGAGGCCGTTACCAACATCGTGCAGGCCGTGTTTAACGGGCCAGGCTTTCCGACCGCCTCGAACGAAACCTACATCGACTGGCATTACGGCCAGGGCGGGATGAAGATCACGCCGAACGACGACTTCCTGGGCGAGCCGGTGGTGTTCCAGGCCATGCCCATGTCGCACTTCTACGCCTACGAGGGACCGAACGGGCGGCTGGATCGCTGGTTCTTCTGGCACGAGCTGCGCGCCGATGCGATCACGACGGAATGGCCCGACGCCACGCTGCCGGAGAAGCTGAAAGAGGAGGCCGAGAAGCCGACGCCTCCGATGGTCAAGCTCGCCTCGGTGGTCTATCGCGACTATGACGAGAAAGAAGCGCCGTTCCGCTACGAGGTGTTCTGGCAGAAGGGGGCAGACAAGGCCCGCCTGGTCGAGCGTCAGAGCCGCACGTCGCCTTTCGTGACGCCGCGCTATTCCAAGCTGCCTGGAGAAAACCGTGGGCGTGGGCCGGTGCTGTTCGCCCTGCCCGATATCCGCACCGCGAACAAGATCGTGGAGCTGACCCTTCGCGCCGTGGCCGTGGCCGTGGCTGGTGTCTACACCGCGACCGGCGGGGCCGTGGACGGGCCGATCTCGATCAAGCCCTACTCAATCATCAAGGTGCGCCGCAACGGCGGGCCGGACGGTCCCAGCCTCCAGCGTCTCGACAACCCCCAGCGGATCGACTTTGGCGAGCTGGTGCTGGACACGCTCCATATGAACATCCGCAAGGTGATCGGTGACAACAGCCTGCCGCCCGAGGCTGGACCGATCCGAACGGCGACCGAGTTCGTGCAGCGTGCCCGCGAGCTGGTGGCAGACCAGGCCGGTGGCCTCGGCCGTCTCTATGCGGAGTTTGTGATCCCGGCCGTGCAGCGCGTGGTCGATATCCTGGAAGCGAAACAAATCCTGCCGACGCAGGGGCTCCAGATCGACCAGTTCTTGATCGAGGTGCGTATGACAAGCCCGCTCGCGCGGGGCGAGGCCATGCAGGAGGTCGAGAACATCGTGCGCTTCATGGAGATGCTGAAAGCCATTGGCGGCGACCAATTGATGATGTTTGAAATGGATTTTGAGAAAGTCACCCCGCACCTTGGCGATCTGATGAATGTGCCGATGAACCTGCGCACCACAAAGGAACAGAAGGTAGAGCTGATGAAGGCGGCGGCAGCACAGGGGGCGACCGAGCAAGGTGCTGATCCGAACGTGGCAGCGCAGGCGGTCGAACAACAGGAGGCGCAGCGCAATGGCAGACGGTAACACCGGGCTCGACGCCCTGTTCGAGAACGGCGACAGCGAAGCGTGGCGCGATCTCATGCGACGCACCGAGGACCAAGCACCGATCCGGCAAGGTGTCGATCCCGAGCTTTATTCGGTTGTGTTCTCAACGCCTGCCGGGCGTGAGGTGCTGGCGGATATGTATAACCGCTACGTCAACGTAACACGCTGCATCCCAGGCCAGGGACCGGACGCGGCATTCTACCGTGAGGGCATGGCGCAAGTCGTGTTCGATATCGTTTACAACATCGCCCTGGCGCATGAAGGAGAAGGCAATGGCAAAGAAGGATGATCTGATCAAGGAGGCCAAGGGCCTCGGGATCGAGATGGACAGCAACGAGACGGTGGCCGACCTGGAGGCCAAGATCGCAGAGGCCAAGGCAGCGCTGCCCGCCCCGGTCGAGGGTGAGCTGACACGCTCCAAGGTCAACCGGGGCTCGCGCCGTCGGATCGAGCGCGCGATCACGCGGCTGAACGAGGAGATGGACGCGGCGATTAAGGAGTTCGATCTCCAGGCGTTCGTCGCTGACGAGGACGGCAACCGCACGGCCGAATGGCCCGCTGTCACCTGGCTGCGCGAGGCGAAGGCCGAGGTCAACGACCAGGTGAACCGGCTCCTCGCGGGCTGATCTGAAAACCCACACCCCAGCGAAACAAGGAGACGACGTGCATGTGGAAATTCTGGCAATATCACGCCCCCGTTTGGAGCCCGGCCGATGAAGGCTCGGGAGGTTCGGGCGAAGGCAATGGAGACGGCGGCGAGGGCGAAGGCGCTGGCGGCGAAGGTGGAGAAGGCGAAGGAGGCAGCAGTTCCCAGGGCTCCTCGATCCTGGACTTCGCCACCAAGGGCAAGGCCAAGGAAGGCGAAGGCGAGGGCGACGGTGACGCTTGGAAGCTGCCTGACGGCATGGAGCTGCCGGATCACCTGGTTGGTTCGTCGGCTGACGAGACGCTGGCGAAACTGAGCAAGGCTTACCAGGGCGCGCGGCGCGATCTGTCCAAGAAGGGCAAGGGCGAGGGCAAGCTGGATGGCGCGGTGCCCGACGATCCCGAGGGCTACAAGTTCGACCCCGAGGGTGACGACGACAAGATCGCGGAGGAGCTGAACAGCGAAGCCTCGAAGCCCTACGTCGATGCGTTCCGCAAGGCCGCGCACAAGCTCGGCATCCCTGACAAGGCGTTTACCCAGCTCATGCGCGAGGGCCTGTCAGGCATCGCGGAGGACGGTATGCCCATCGGCGTGTCGAACGAGGAGGCGGCGCAGATCAGCGGTGAGCAAGAGATGGAGAGCCTGGTGCAAGAGGTCGGCAAGAAGGAGGCCAGCACCATCGTCAACACCATCGGCACATATGCCGAGAAGCTGGCCCAGCGCGGCGTTCTCAAAGACGAGCAGGACATTGCCGAGTTCTCACAAATGGTCGGCACCGGCCGCGCAGCGCGCATCTTCCACCGCATCTTAACTGGCGAGATGGGCGAAAGACCGATCCCAGTGGCCGATGGCGCGGATGGATCGGTGACGCCGCAGGAAGCCTATTCCCGGCACGCCCAGGCCAGTAAGATGAAGCCCGGTGCGGAGAAGGACGCGGCAATGGCAGAGGCGCAACGCCTGATGCAAAAGGCGTTTGGCACTTCGCCGCAACAGACTGGCTCGATCCGCTCCGGTGTGCTATAGGTGCGATGCGGGCGCAAGCCTGTATGAACCATCACTACTTGGTCGCCCCGGCAATAATAGATTGCCGGGGCGTTTTTTTATGCACGCTTGCCAGATCGCGCGGCTGGTGGCATATTGGCGCACAAGATGCAGACCCGCGAGGAACGGCACCCGGCTTAGGCGACAGGCCCGCGACCCTTAAGGCCCTCGATCTTCCCCCGATTGAAACCTTGAAGGAGTGACGCAAATGCACCGCAAAATTCTCAGCTCGATCTACACATTTCTTGACGTGGTAGCTGTCTACATCATCACCGCGCTGGTGGTTCTCGCCAAGCGTATGGACCCGGCTTTCTTCATGGCAGACGAGGCCGGTTCGGTCTCTCTCTCCACCGCAGCAATCGCCAGCTTCGACGCTGATGTGAAGCACGCCTATCAGGACATGGGCAAGCTGCGCGATACCGTGCGGATCAAAACCGGCGTCGTGGGCTCGACCCACCGCTTCCGGAAGCTGGCCGCTGGCCTGGCAACTCGGCGCGTCAAGCAGACCGATGTTGTGCCGATGAACCTCGCGCACACCAACACGACCGCAACGCTCGAAGATTGGAACGCCGCCGAATACACCGACGTGTTCGATGATGCGAAAACCAACATCTCCGAGCGCGAGGAGCTGGCCGGTTCCATCGCCAAGGCGATCAGCCGCCGCGAGGATCAGCTTATCATCGACGCGCTGGAAGCCACCTCCACCACGCTGACCGTGGCAAGCTCCATCGGCGGGGCCAACACGAACCTCAACGTTGACAAGCTGCGCCGTGCGTCACGCCTTCTGGGCGACAACGGTGTGGGCGAGGACGAGGATATCACCTATGTCGGCTCCTACGCTGGGCGTGAGGGCCTTCTGGGCGAAACCGAGGCTACCAGCGCGGACTTCAACACGGTGCGCGCCCTGGTCAACGGCGATATCTCGCAGTTCCTCGGCATGTCGTTCAAGTGGATTGCGTCCCGCGCCGAAGGCGGGCTCGACCTGACCAGCGGCGACCGCACCACCTTCGCCTATGCGAAGTCGGCAATCGGGCACGCAATCGGCATGGATCAGCGGATGGAGGTCAACTACATCCCGACCAAGACGAGTTGGCTCGCCAACATGCTGTTTTCGGCCGGTTCCATTGAGATCGACGCCGGTGGTGTGGTCGAGATCACCTGCGACGAGGACGGCGCATAAGCGCCATCAGGAGGGCGGGTTTGACGCTCGCCCTCTCCTGAAACTTAATTTGGAGAAGCAACATGGCTTTCAACCTGCAAGGACTGGAGAACCACAGCGGCTCTGGCGGTGGCATCAAGATTTTCAGCTACAACGCCGGAGCCGATGCGAAAGCGGCCGTCAAGGGCGCGGGATACTTCAACACCGCCGATATTCTGAGCGTGGGCGACCGCATCCTGATCCACGCATCGGATGCCGATTTCGACGCTCATGTGTCGGCAATCAGCGCCGGTGTCGTGACCATCGCGGCAATCGACGCCTTCGTCTAATCCGCTGGGGTGTGGATGCGAGGGACGGGCCGGGGCTGTCATGGCCTCGGCCCTTTTTCTTAGGGGACCGACATGACCTACAGCAAAGTGGATGTTGCATCGCAAGCGCTGGCTCGCCTGGGCGAACCGGCGATTTCTTCGTTTGAGGAGGACAGCGACGCAGCCGAGAAGGTTAACCAGCTCTACGAACCGACGATACTCCAGCTCCTCGGCTCGCACGACTGGAGCTTTGCCACGCGGCGCAAGGTTCTGCCTGACGATGCAGCGGGCTTGCCTCTCAACGAATGGAAGCGCGCATTTCTCCTGCCGACGCTGCGCACGGATCGCGTGGGCAAGCCTCTGTCAGTTTTCAACTCGACGCAGGTTCGCGCGCCCCAAGTGTTCGATTACGAGACACAAGAGAAATGGATTTTCTCTAATTATGACCAGGTGGTGATCGAATACATCTGGCGCGCTCCTGAAAGCCAATGGCCTGGTTACTTCCAAACGCTCGCAATCGAGGCTGTCGCCGCAACCCTGGCGCTGCCTATCACCGAGAACGCGAGCAAGGAACAAATGCACCGGCAAATCGCCTATGGCAACCCGAGCGAGTTAGGGCGTGGCGGGCTATTCCGCACCGCGACCGAGGCCGACGCCACCGGCGATCCGACGCGATCACTCCTGGACGATCACGATCCGATCTGGGGCGCGCGCTTTGGAGGGTATCGGTAATGCCGACGAGCCGATACATTCAGACCAGCCTTTCGGCCGGGGAGTTCGACCCGCTCCTCTGGAGCCGCGAGGACGTGTCGTTCTTCTACAACTCGGCCAGGATCATCGAAAACGCCGTGCCGCTGCCCCAGGGCGGGGCCAAGCGCCGCGAGGGCTGGCGATATCGTGCGCTCCAGCGCGGCCCGATCTCCGAGATCGACCTGTCCGGCGCGACCGTCACCGGGATCAACGGCGGCACCATCGGCAACCTTACGGACAGCGACGAGACGACGCTTTTCCAGACCGGATTGAGCAAGGCGATCAGTGGCGTCACGAACGCCGATCCGGCCGTGGTGACAGCCATCGCTCACGGCTATTCGACCGGAGATCGCGTGCGGATCGACGCGGTTGAGGGTATGGGCGCTCCCAGCGGCACCACCGCGTCGATTACAAATGCGACCCAAGCGAACCCCTGCGTTATCACGGCGGCAGGGCATGGATTTTCGTCCGGCAACACTGTCGAAATTACCGGCGTGTCTGGTATGACGGAGCTGAATAACGATACCTATACAATGACGGTGTTGACCAGTGACACGTTTTCTCTGGACGGCACCGACAGCACCGGCTTCACGGCATACTCAACCGGAGGCACGGCGGAGCAAATCCTGGCAACCTCGATCAACGGCCACCAGGGCGCGATCACGGTGCTGACGGCCGACACCTTTGAGCTGGATGGCTTCGATAGCTCGGCGCTGGGCCTCTATGTCTCGGGTGGCACGGCCGTGAAGGGCGTAGGTGCCGCGACCGCATACGAGGTGCTGCGCCTCGATCTCGGATCGGCACAAGCGGTTTCGCTTATGGACATGCGCGATCTGCGCGTAGTGGAATTTCCGGCTGACGTGACCTCGGCCGATCTAACCTTGCAGCACAGCTCGGATGGATCAAGCTGGACGGATGCGGCCACGTTTGCCGTGGGCAACGTGGCCTATGATCGGCGGTTCGCGGCCGCACCTGATCAGCTTCTCGGAACGGCGCGCTACTGGCGTGCAATCGTTGACAACCCATCGGCTGTCGATCTCAAGGGCGCGACCGTCGAGCTGTCTCAAGTCGAGATGTATCTGGAGGCCGGATATAGCAGCGGTGCGGCAGTCGGCCAGTTCTCGATCCACCGCCTGACCGCGACGATCCAAGACGAGTATATCGTGGTGCTGACTGCCGGGTGCTGCGATGTGTTTCGGGGCACCGACGGGGCATGGGTTGCCAGTGCCGCGATCCCGCACACCGACGCAGAGGTGGCCGAGGTCAAGAGCGCGCCGAACCTGGATACGCTGATACTCTACCAGAACGATCAACCGCCGTGGGTGGTGCAGCGCCTCGACAGCGACACTGACTGGCGATCTAATGCGCTGGTATTCGACACCATCACCGAATTCTCCTTCGACAGCGGCAACGTCGGCGGCGGCGAGAATGAAATCCAGTTCCTGCGCTTTGACGACATATCGAGTGGACACAAGCTCTTGGTCGAATACAACGGTGAGGCCAGCGACGAGATCACATGGACCAACTCAACATCGACCAACACGGCCAACCTGGAGGCGGCAATCGAGGGCCTGACCGATATCACGTCGGTGACGGTGCGTGTGAACGAGGGATCGGGCGCGAACGCGGAATTTGAGGTCGAGTTTGCGGGCAATGATGGCAAAAAACCTTGGCCGATCTTGGTGATCGACATTCTGACCGGCGACGGCACGGTGGTGCTATCCCGCAAGCAGTTTGGCAAAAAGGACTTTGACGCGCTATGGAGCGCCACGCGCGGCTATCCAAGCTGCGGCAACTTCTACCAGGGTAGGCACTGGATGGGAGGCTTCAAGGCACGCCCCGATGTGCTGGTGGGAAGCCGAGCCGGTGCGCTGTTTGACTTCAAAGAGGATGCGGACCCGGTGGCAGCATCGCCTATCGTCGTTGCGCCCAACGTTGACGATCAGGTAACGATCCAGAACATCTACCCAGGGCGGCACCTCCAGATTTTTACCAGCTCGGCCGAGCTTTATGTGCCGGACGAGCCGATTACCATCGACAACATTGCGCTCAAGGTGACGAGCCGCCACGGATCGAGCCCAGGGGTCAAGCCGGTGGACGTGCAAGGCGGCACAATGTTCGTGGATCGCAACGGCCGGGCGCTGCGCGAATACCTGTTCACCGACACCGAGCAAAGCTATTCGGCAGAGCCGGTGTCGCTCCTGGCCGGGCATCTTATGTCCTCGCCTCGATCACTGATGCTGCGCCGCGCGCGCGACGTGGACGAGCCCACACTCCTCTTGGCGTCGAACACCGGCACCGACCGCAACGGCGACGAGGTGCCAGCGGCCATGATCGTGATCGACCGCGCCCAGCAGGTGACTGGCTTTTTCCGCGTCAAAACCCAGGGCAAGCCTCTGGAGTTTGCCACGACACAAGGGGGCGAGGCGTTCGCGGTGGTCGAGCGCGACTTGGCTGGGGTGAAGTGGAATTTCATGGAGCAGTTCGATGATGCGTTCATGTCGGATTGCAGCGTTTCGATCTCGGGCTCCGGCTCGACCGTAGACGTGTCTGCCTATCCCTGGTTGGAGGGGCAGGAGGTCGAGGTGCATGGCGACGGCTTGCCGCTCGGTGCCTTCATCGTGGCCTCTGGCTCCGTGGACCTGGGAACGGCGACCTATGCCAGCTCGGCCGAGGCGGGTTTGCGCCAGGTGCCGCGCATTGTGCTGCATCCCTATAAGGGCAAGGGCGATCTCTCCCCGACCATGCAGAACATGCGCGTGTTCCGTGCCCTGATCCAGCTCGAACGCACCGGCGCGGTAGCGATCACCGGGCATGACGGGGGCAGACCGCGCCCGGTGTCGCTCCAGAATTACGATACCGGGCTGATGGACCCAACGCTGGAGGAGGTTCTTTTCACAGGGCCAAAGCGCGTTGGCGGTTTAGGCCGCTGGCAGAAGGAGCCGACGGTGGAAATCACCCAGATTGAGCCTATGCCGTTCCTCCTGCGGTCGTTAACTTATGATATCCGATTTTAGGAGGCAGGCATGGCAACAGTTTTCATGGCAATCGGGACGGCTGTATCCAGCGCCGCCGCTTCCGTCGGGACGCTTTTCGCGGGGGCCGGTGGGGCAGGAGCTGCGGCTGGTGCAAGCGCCGCAGCCGCAGGCTCTGGTGTCGTCACGCTATCACAGGTATTGAGCGCGGGCTCCGCTTTGGCGGCAATCGGGCAGGGCGTGGCCGCAAGCCGGGCGGCAAAGGACCAGGCGGCGTTCGCAAGAACGCAGGGGCTCCAAGAGCAAGCCCAAGGCGCGGCTCAGGCGCGTGACCTTGCGCGGGAATACGCCGAGCTGACCGGCGAGCAAAAGGTGATCCAGCTCGCCAACGGGCTCGATATCGGTGTGGGCACGCCGGTGAACGTAGCCGAAAGCACAAAGCGCCTGGCCGAGCGAAACCTGGACGTGACCAGGCAGAACGCTGACAACCGCGCCGCAATGTCCCGCCTTCGGGCGCGGGGCCTCATGTCCGAGGCGCGATCCTCGATGCTGTCTGCCTTTGGCCGCGCGGCACAGATCGGCGTCGATGCGTATCAACTGACGGGGTAAACCATGCCTTCAATTCGCCGCTACGGCCCTGCACTTGTTGCTCCCCAGGTATCCCCTCGGCCGGAGCTTGGTCGCGGCCGCGAGCAAATGTTTGCCGCGTTTCAGGAAACATTCGACGCGGCCCAGAGCTTCATTCGCCCGGCCGTTGTCCAGGTTCAGACGGCCAGAGGAGAGCGGGAGGCGGTCGAGGCGCTTCAAAATTCCGGCCCCTTCCGGCAGGGGCGAACCAGCGCGCCCGGCGATGCAGTGGCGGCAGCCCAAGACGAGGACGAGCTTGCCAGGATCAACGCCAACAGTTTCGAGCCGCGCCTGCCCTACACGGTCAGATCGGCCGCGTTCAATGCGTCAGCAGACCGGATCATTTCAGCGCGAGCCACAGAGGCCTTGGAGGCCGGGTTCCAGCAGGCGGTCAGGGACGCGAACGGAAACCTCGACGCACTGCGGCGCAATGTGGATGCGTTGCAAGCCGAGCTTATCGGGCAAATCCCCGAGAGTATGCCGGGCATAGCAACGCAATTACAGATCGGCGTGGAGCGCGGACGCGGCGTGGCTGAACGGGCTGTTGTCCGTGCGGCCCAAGCGGCGGCTATCGCGCGAGATAGAGAGGCTGGGCAAACCATTGCAGCGGCCGCGAGGTCAGAAGCGGAGCGCTTGGCGATCACTGGTGCCACGGCCGACGAGCTGGCCGATCACATGACGCAAACCGCCGAGGCACTTGTGCAATTTGGCCCACGCGAAGCCTTTTCGATCAATGGTCAGGAATACCCGGCAGACCCGTCCCGCGCGGGAATATTGTCAGCAGACAGCATCGCCTCAGAGGTCGAAGAAATCGCCAACGATGCACAGCTCATTATGTTCGAGGCCGATTTCATGCGGTCGGAAGCACCTGGGCGCTACGTCCAGGAGTTTCGGGAACAGGTGTTCGCAGGGCAGTCTCCGTTCTCGGCGGCTGACAGTCTGGAAATGCTGCGCACATTCGAGGCGCGCGCACGCGCCGAAGTGTCGCGCCGGGAAACGGCAGCAGCAGCGGCCAGGCAAACGCTCCAAGCGGAAGCCGAAACCACCATCAACAGCTATGTTTCCATGACCGAGGCGGGCGTGCCGGTCGCAATCCCCTTGGAGGAGAGGCTTCAAATCCTTTCCGACCTAGCGATGTATCCAGAGGATCGGCAGGCCGCGATGACCGCCTTTGCCGTGGCTGACGCTATGGTTGAAACAAGCGGCATGAGCGGCCCGGAGCTGGTCGAATACACAAGCCAGGTGCGCGAGGATATGTCAGCGGCAGCGGCTGACGGTATTCTTGACCTTGACGGAGCCGCGATCATCGAGGCCCTGTCTGGCCGAGTTGCGCAGGTTCAAGACGCCATTACAGCGGAAACGGTGGGGTTGCCGTTGGTGCAGCAGATGGCCGGTCGCGGCGCGCTTGTCGAGGACGTGGATTATGATGCGCTACGCGAGCGAGCGGCCGGAAATCAGGATGTGATCGACCGGATTAACGAAACCGAGGCGTTTCACCGCGATGCAATCGCAATGACCGGCATGAACGCGGACGAGCGCGAGGCACTTCTTGAGCGCGGCCGCGCCCTGATGCGAGAACAGGCGGCAACAGGTGAAACATATGGGGCCGGCCAGCTTGCCACTAACCGGATACTCGACGCGCTTGGGGAGTGGTCAGATCGCCAACAGGACATGGCGGCAAATGATCCGATGGCCTTTGCTGCTTCGAGAGGGATCGCGCTTCCCGGCTTTGAGGAAGCGGAAACAATGGCCCAGGTGGCCGAGGTGATTGCTGCGCGCGTTGGCGTTTTGGCTCCAGCGGTCGCGCGCGAAGGGGCCAGCAATCCGGTGCCGTTGACGCAGGCAGAGATCGACGGGATAGCTGAAGTGTTCGAGGGAAGCACAAGATCCGAGCGCACGTCTTTTCTGGGTGCCATTGCCGAGATGGGCGAGGATCAGGCGATGGCGATTTTTGATCGGATTGGGCAATCTGAGCCGGTAATCTACGCGGCCGGGGCGGTCTACGCGATAGGCAACCAGCAGGCGGCGAGCGTGATCCTGCGCGGTGCCGTGGACACGCGCCTGGATGGCGGCAGCTCCACCGACCTGGCAGCGGCGCGCGAAGTGGCCCTGGTGCCGCTCCTGGAGGCCGACATGATCGCGCCCGAGGGTATCCGCGACCTGGACACCACAGCGCTTGCCTACGCGCGCGGACTGGCGCTGGCAGAGGGTGGCCGGGCTATCGAGGCACGCGACCTGGAGGCGGGCTACCAGATCGCCCTGGGGCAGCAGGCAGACGGCACTGGCGGCCTTGCAGAAACCAGATATGGTCCCACGCTCCTGCCTCCTGCCTGGGATCGTCGCCGCATCAACCGTGCGATTGGCGGGCTGGACGACGAGACGCTGACGCAGCTTGCGCGCGGCATGGTGGTGGATCGTCAGGGACGACCGTTCACCGCCGACACCCTGGAGCGGACTATCGAGGGCCTGCGACCTTCGCCGGATGATCCTTATGTGCTGGTGCCAACCGACGCAGATGGCAACGTGTTCCTTACCGACGACGGCAACCAGCGCGGCGTCCTGACCTTCGATCTGCGGGAGTTCGACTGATGGCGAGACTTGTGCAGCTCCAGCCGATTGATCCGCGCGCCACGGCAGGCGAGCGCGCGACCTTTGGCGAAGCGGTGTCGAGCGGCTTTGCCAGCTCCTACACGATGGGCTCAACTGCCGAGAACCGGCGGAACGCCGAGGTCTATGGTGGCTGGCGTCAAGTGTTCGACCGCACGATCCAGGGCTACATGGACCTGCCGCCTGATCTCGGCCGTGCCGTAGCCGAGCAAGGCTTCGCTCCAGACGAGGAGACGCTGGGTCAGCTCATGGAGTGGGCAGAAGGCGGCGGTGCCGACCAGTATCAATTCCAACTCACGCCAGACATGGACCCTGCGGCCGTCATGCAGCGGCGCGAGGAGATTTACGCACGGGATGCGGAGATCGTGGAGCGCGAGCAAGAGGTTTTGAGCCGGGCCAGCCCGTTCTCGCGCAATGTCGGCGGGCTGATCGGTGGTGTCGGGGCCGAGTTCCTGGACCCGATCAACATCGCCACGCTTCCGGCCGGTGCGCCTGCCCGCGTCGGGCTTCTCGGCACTATGCTGATCGAGGCAGGTGTCAACGCGGCAATCGAGGCGGCAGACACGCCGAACCGCAACGCCATTGCCGAGCGGCTGGGCCAGGAGGGCAACACTGTCCTGGAGAACGCAGCTCTGGGCGCGCTGTTCGGTGGTGCCTTTGCCGGTGTCATCAAGGGCGCTGGCCTCGGCGTTCAGCAGCTTGGCAGGCTCGGACGGCTGATCCCTGACCGGAGGGCGCTGATCGACGTTGCCGAGGCATCCGGCAACCCCGAGGCCCAGGTGATTGCACAGCAGCTCCGGCGCGATCTGGAGGACGAGGAGGCGGCAACCGAGGGCGGCGATGGAGCAGAGGTGCGCGAACACCTGGAGCGCGCCCAGACGGCCGCGCAGGCGGCGCACGAGGGTGGCGTGCCCGACATGCCGGATCGCCCGACCTTCGCCACGCCGCGCGCCTCGATCCTGAATGGCGAAATCGAGGAGGTCGATCCGCGCGAGCTTCTGGTGCAGCCGGACGTGTTCCAGTTCCGCTCCAACGTAGTTGCGGAGGGTGGGCAGACCCAGCGCCTTCTCGACGTGACCGAGTGGTATCCAGAGCGCGCCGGGATTGTGATTGTCTACGAATACGCCGATGGATCGCGGGCTATCGCGGACGGGCACCAGCGCACCGGCCTTGCGACCCGCATCATGGATCAAACGGGGCAAGAGATCACAATGGCCGCACGGGTGTTCCGCGAGGCCGATGGATTTTCGCCGGAGGATATCCGCGTGCTGGCGGCGCTCAAGAACATCGCTGAGGCCAGCGACGGCATGTCAACGGCGATGGCGCGAGACGCGGCTCGTGTGCTGCGCGTGCGGCCGGATGCGATCTCGCAACTGCCAGCCGGTCCAGGTATCGCGCGAGCGCAATCACTGGCACGGCTGTCCGACGAGGCGTTCGATATGTTCATCAACGAGGTGGTGCCAGAGCGTTTCGCGGAGCTTGTGGGCAGGATGGTGGACAACCCTGACATGCACGCGGCGATGGTTCAGCTTCTCAAGCGCGCCGGGCCAGACACCACGGCCCAAGCTGAAAGCATTTTGTCACAAGCCCTACAAGCGCCCGTGTCGCGCGAGGTCACGGCCGATCTGTTCGGTGAACAAGAGATTGTGGAAAGTCTATATCTGGAGCGCGCAAAGGTGCTGGAGCGCGCTATGCGTATCATGCGCGATGATCGCAGCGTGTTCCGCACCTTGGACGAGCGCACGGATCGCATCCAGGGAACCGGCGGGAACCGGCTGGACACGACCACGAACAAGCAGACCAGGCAGCAAGTGGAACAAGCCCTGGCGGCGGTGCAGAAGCTGGCGCACCGGGCCGGGCCGATATCGGAGGCGTTGAACGATGGCGCGAAAGTCTACAAGGAAAACGGGCGGCTCAAAGACGCGGCACAGCGGGTTGCAGATGCTGTCCGACAAGAGGTTGAGCGAAATGGCCTCTCTGGGGCAAGAGCTGGCGATGTTGGACGTGATGCAGAACCTGCGCGTGCGAGCGCAGCGGCACCTGATCCCGCCCTCGAAGGCTTCTCGGACCCGGTAAACGGGGCAGGCATCCGCGCACAGATCGCAAACACCAGGATTGAACCAGCGGCCGAGCCTAAGATCGAGCGCCTGCCCGACCTGGACCCTGCCGAGGCGGCGCAGCTCGAAGCCGGATTGAAAGCCGCCCAGGCGATCCGCGACGTGGACGATCTCATGGAGCGCGGCGCGCGCAACCATGTGGAGCTGACGCGCGAGATCGAGGTGGCGGCGCGGGATGCTGGCGTGACAGCTAGGGCGGCACCTCTCAAGGGGCGCGAGCGCACCGAGAAAAAGGTGCGGGACAGGTATGCGGGCGACGTGAACCGCGTCACCGACGTGGCGCGCGGTGGTGTCGATGCACCGACGCCGGAAGCGGCCGAGGAGTTCGTGGCGATCCTGGCGCGCCGGTATCGGGTTCTCGATGAAGGCTGGAACGTGGTCGAGGGCGGATACTTCGACCGCAAGCTGACGGTGGTTTTCGATGATGGGCAGCTCGGGGAAGTTCAGCTCTGGGTGCCCGGCATGTTCGAGGTCAAGGAAGCTCGGGGGCACAAGCTCTATGAAGTCTACCGCGACCTGTCACGGTCGGAGAATGAACGGATGCAGGCGCTGGCCGACATGGAAGCGCTCTATGCGGGCGCGATGGACAAGCTGCCGCCGCAATGGCGCTCTATCTTGGGTCAGGAAACGCCGGGCATGGAAGCGCCCAGCCGGGCGACGACCGAGACGAACACCTCCTCGGACACCTCGGGCGAGCCTTCATCGGCAAGAACCTCGGACGGCGATACGTCGGACCAAGTGCCGTCTGAGCCAAGCAGCAACATCGAGCCTGGCTCCGGCTCCAGCGCTGGGATGGAGCGGTCAACTAGAAAAAATCTCATGGGGGATACCTCCTCTCCTGAGGTAAGGAACAATGGTCGGGCTGTCAACACGGAGCGCACCAGCGCTGGCGAGCAAAGCCTGTTCGACGGGATCGAGCCTATCACGGAACGCACCAGGCTTGACCAGCGGGCATCGCAGCCGCTCGGCCGGGGTGGCGGCGCGGCCGATGATACCGAGATCGGCGGGCTGTTCGATCCGAACGATCCGAGCCGGTTCGACTTGTTCGACGCGGTGCCGGTGGCGCGTGGGTTCGATGATGAAGGCAACGAGATTGCCGTGGTGAAGTCTCGCGCTGATCTTGCGGCCGAGCTGGATGCTGACGACGAGGCGGTGGCCGTCCTCGACCTCTGCGTGAAAGGGTAAGACATGAGCCTTAGAGATTGCCTCAATCGGGCGGTAGCCGGTGGCGATATGGACCGCGAGCGCGCGCAGCGTATCCTTCTGGAATACGACAACGCCTTCCGCGAGTTCCAGCGCAGCATGGGCTACACCCAGGCCGATATCGAGGCCGCGCGCGCCGTCGCCAGGAAAGCTCGGGCCGAGGCTGCGGACAAGCGCCGAGTGATGCAGCTCCAGGCGGCGGCAAGCCAGCGGCTTGCAGCACGCCAGCAAAGGCACAGGAACATTCGCGGCGACCTATCGCCAGGTGTGTTTCTGTCAGACGTAGTTCACAACTCACGGGGCGCTGGGGGCGAGACATTGGTCGGTACTTATGAAGCAATCAGGCGAAGTTATCGCCGCCGCCTTACAATGATGATGCAATCCTTCAAGGCAAACCTTTGGGGTTCCCGTCGCCGCAAGGATGTTATGCACAGCATGGGGCGGGCGATGTATGGTGAAAGCGTTTCAGACCCAAGAGCAGCGGAGATGGCCAAAGCGCTTGCTGACGTGGCAGATAGCGCGCGCCTGCGGTTTAATGCGGCTGGTGGAAGGATCGGCAAACGCGAGACGTGGGGCCTTCCGCAACGGAATGACACCGAGAGGGTGAGGAAAGCGACCTATGAAGATTGGCGGGCTGTTCGGCTTTATCGGAACGGCCGAGACGCAAGAGATGGATACGCGCTTGATTTGGAGGCGATGGGGCAGGACTTCAACAATGGCCGCGCCTTCACCGAAGATACATTAGAGGTGCATCTTCACGATGCCTATTTGGCAATTCGATCAGATGGATATTCCCGCCGTGAGGCGTCCGCATCACCCGGAGGGAGGGCAATTTACAACCGGCGCACAGAACGCCGGTTCTTCCAGCCAAAAACCTATGACGACTGGCGGGCGTATAATGATCGGTTTGGAACGGGTCAGGACGTGTTCCGCACTATGCTTGCCCACCTTGACGACATGGCAATGGACACGGCTTTGATGGAGGTGTTTGGGCCGAATTACTTGGCCCAATTCCGACTTCTAGGAGATAGCGCGCGGATGCTGGCCGCGCGCAGCCAAGACCCTAGTGCGCTCACAAAGGCGAAGGCAGACGTTAATTCGGCCAATGTTGTTTTGGATACCGCGCTCGGGCAACACAATGCAGCCGTTGGAACGTGGCAATCGAAAATGGCGCGGGGCTCAGCAGCTTTGCGAAACTACCTGACGAGCGCGCACCTTGGCGCTGCTATTTGGTCATCTGTAACAGACTTCAATTATCAGCGGGTGCAGGCGTCATTGGGCGGCTTCTCGCAGACGCAATCGGCCAAGTACCTCGCCAGATTGGTGCGAGATAAAGGGCTGCGCGAGGTCGCGCATGAGGCTGGTCTTATCTTCGAAAATGCGGTGGACGTGGGCAATGCTGTTGCGCGCTATGAGATGGACGATCTCCATGTTGAGGTCGCGGCACGCATGGCGGACGCTACTCTGCGTGCATCTGGCCTGGCCCCCATCACAGAAATGCAAAAGCAGGCACATGGCCTTGTAATTATGAATGGCGTTGCAAAAGATCAGCGTGTTCCCTGGTCCGATCTCAGCGAGGTGTCGCGGCGCTTTTGGCGCGGCTACGGTATTACCGAGCAACGCTGGCCTTCTATACTTCGAGCCGAGCCGTTTACTGACGAGAAGGGTTTGACGATTGTTCGCCCGCAAGACATCGAGATCGCGGGCGACCAAGAGACGGCAGATTTATATATGGCCGCAATCGTCAATTCTACAATTCACGCAGTTCCACAGCAGGACGTTAGGTCGCGCTCGATTGTTGAGGGGGCACTTCCGTCAGATACGATTTATGGCCAAACAATCAGGTTCATGCTTCAATTCAAAAGCTTTCCGATTAAGGTAATGATCGACATTGTTTCTCAGGTGGCGCGCGAGGCGAACGCTGGCCGTCCAGGAAGCGCTTTTTCGTTTGCAGCCAACCTTCTGATCGCCAATTCAATTCTCGGCGGCATCGCTGTCCAGCTCAAGACAATGGATGATGGACGCGATCCGATTGACATGACCACTCCTAAATTCTGGGCGGCCGCGATTGCCCAGGGCGGCGGCGCTGGCATCTTCGGAGACTTCTTTTTTTCCGACGTAAACCGCTTTGGCGGGGGCGTGGCCGAAACGCTGGCCGGTCCTGGCGTTGGCTTTCTGGACGACACGCTGCGCTTCTCGGTAGGCAACGCGCGCGAGCTGGTGCTGGGCGAGGACACGCGGGCCGGGCGCGAGTTCGTGCAGCTCTTGCGGAATTACACGCCGGGCGGATCGCTTTGGTATCTGCGCCTAGCCTACGAGCGCGAGGTGTTGGACCAGCTCCAGCAAGTTCTCGATCCCGATGCAGCGCAGTCTTTCCGTCGCCGTGTCCAGAGCGCGCGCGAGTATGATACACAGTTCTTCGCGCCACCGGGTTCATCTGTTATACAGGGGCGAGGCTTGGTTCGCGCACCAGATATAGAAAACGCTTTCGGAGGGTAACAGATGGCAGTTTCAGAAAACGATCTTGTGGTGGGGCCGCTCACTCCGGCGGCGGGTGTCACCACGATCTCGCTCGACTTCTTTTTCGAGCAAGTGTCCTGGCTTGAGGTCTACAAGTCGGGCTCTGAAATACCGCTTGTGCTGAACACCGATTACACGGTGGCCGGTGCGGGCACCAGCTCGGGCGTGGTCACGCTCACGACAGCGGCGAACGGCACAGATGCATATTCGATTTACCTGGCGGTGCCATTGCAGCGCAACTCTGACATGCAGCTGCGCGGCGAGTTCAGAAGCGAGCCGTTCAATGTCGAGATGGACCGGCTTTGGCAGGCGTTGCAGAACCTTCGCACCTTGGCAACCCGCTCCCTGTCATTGTCGCGCACCTCGGTCGCTCTGCCGCCTCTGACGTTTGGCGCTGGCGATGACACGAATGATAAGTCTATAGTGTTCAGCTCGGACAGCACAAGGCTGGTGCTCGGCCCAACGACAGCAGAGATTGGAAGCGCGCAAGCATATGCGGAGGCGGCTTTAGACGCGGCGGAGGCGGCTTTCGACGCGGCGGTATTAACGGGCCTTGCATTCACCAACCTGGCCGCGCTGGAGGCGGACACGGCGCTGACCTATTCCACAGGAGAGGTAGGGACCGTTGCAACCGGAGATATGGTTGTCGTGGGCGGTAAGTATGCGCGGATCGCGGCCTCGGGCGCTTCCGATCATCACGGGATCACGGCGGGGGGCGTCAAGTGGTATGAGGCAGGTCCGAATTTCAGCACCAGAGCGCGCATGGTCGCGGCCAAGGCGCGGATGGATGCGGCGGGCGATACTGTCGCGGTTGGAACTATTTGGTTCGACGACCTCGGCCAGTATCGGTTTCTTGATGATGGAAACACAGACATCACCGGAATGACAGGGTGGAGCGCGGATATAGCGGTTTCTGGCACCGTCGATGGTCGGGATGTAGCCGCTGATGGCACCAAGCTGGATGGGATTGAGACCCTTGCGACGGCCAACCAGACCTTTGCTACCCGCGCAGAGTTGGTGACTTGGGTTGCGTCAAACACGCCCACAAATGGCGTTATCTATACAGCCAATGGCACGCAATATCTCGGGGAAACCGGCGCGACCACCTTTCTTGACCTGCCGGGTCTGACTGTTTCCGGCGTTCCGACGCCGCAGCATTTTGGCTCCTACGGTGTAATGAAGGTTGCAAACCCCGCCGCGCCCTATCTCCTGTCGGATGTCTTTGCCTCGCTTGCGGCGGCGCAAGCCGTTTATCCGAAAGCGTCGGCACTGACTGAAACAGTCGATGATATGGCGTTTCAATACATGGTCGATTTCAGGCGGTCCAACACCGTTGCGGCTCGTGGTGGTCAGGAAATCAACAGGAACATTGCAGACAATTCCGGGCTGTCTGTTTTCTACCGCATCCCAAATGGCCAGTATTACATCACGCGGCCTGTCGATTTAACCGGGATCGAGTTTGGTCATCACTTCTGGGGGATCGAGGCCGAAGGCGCGATCATTATGGGCAATACTATTGGGAAGCCCATTTTCGATCTGACCGCATCCAGAAAATGTGTGTTCCTAGGAACCGGAACGATCATTGGCGTTTGGACCTCTGCGGGCGTTTCGCGGATCGGCATTCAGCTTGGCAGAGCCTTGGACGGCACCGCCGCAGAAAGTCACGCCTTCCGGGGCGCGTGGGAGGTAAAGGGCCGGTTCTCCTTGGCACCGATTTACAACTATGCCTCTGAGGACGTTCGGTTCGGCAACACGGCGACCAAGAATAATCTGGACGACCGGGTGCGGCATTGCCAGTTCGACGGCTCCGATGGTGTCAAGGTATTCGTCACCGATGAAGATGTGACATGGAGCGGCGGCACCGGCGTTGTGAAATGCGTGACCAGCGATACTTCTTCTGGTGAGGTTGCCATTCGGGTTGTGACCGGGACACTTGCCGACAACACGCAGATAACAGGGACAACCTCAACCAAGGTTGCAGACATCAACGGAACGCCAGTGGCAGAGCCATCAGGGGAGGGACCGGACGGGCGGTCATACGGGCTGGTTCTGGATGGTGATAATTATTGGGGCCTGACCTCTGATTATCAAAGCAACCCTGCCGCAGATACAGCGGCGTCGTTCCTGCGCAATACAGGTGTCATAGACATCCGCCATACCGGGCGCGGCGATGCGATGTGGACGTGTAGAAATTCAGACCACAACTGGGTTGGCAGTTACCTTGTGTCCGACGACCCGGATGGCGGTGCCGCCATTGTTGCGTTCTCAAATACTACCGCGTTAGTTCTCCATGGCTTCAAGTTCAACGGCCATATCGAGACTGACAAGGGTGACATGGACGCATCGACCGGTCTTGACTATGCAATCAGATTTGAGGCGGCAACGGCAAGTTCCGCCCTGACTGTTGAGCGGTTCTATTTCGAGCGCAACACAGTGCATCCATCCATTGCGACGTTCTACGCCGGAACCAATGTCAGCAGCGTGTCCTTTAAGGATTGTGAAGTAGTTGTCGAAGGCGTTTCGCGCGATGTCGGTCAGGTCATGTTCAGTGATCCGAGCAAGTTCAGTTTCTATGGCCGCTTGTCCTGCGGCGATACAGGGGCGACGTATTTCAACGTATCGTCTCTGGCCGATCTGGGCGGGCAGGTTCATTGCGCCGATGCCACAGCCTCCAATGTCCTACACGCGACGGCGACATACCTCCTGACGGATAACGCCGGGGCATTGACCCTGCACAATGGCGCTGCCGTGAATGGCAACCTGAACCACACTGGCGTATATAGGTCGCTTATAGACGCTTCGACGGGCTATCTTGACCTTGACGCGATTGACGACGCGAATGGGGTGACTGTCCTCGGGCGGCTTCGGTATTCGGCGGGAACAGCTGCGTGGGCGTTTAGCATCGGCGGAACGGCGGCAGATTACTATCTCCAAAACACGTCGTTCTACCCGGCTACGGATGACACCCACAATCTCGGCCTTACGAGCCGTCAGTGGAAAAATGGATATATAGGGAAGGTATTTGCCACAACCTACTACGACACGAACAGCGTGAAGGTTCTGGGCACCCAGCAGGCAGCGGTATCGGATGCATCTGGCGGGGCGAATGTTGACACAGAGGCGCGCACGGCAATCAATGACCTGCTGGCGCGCCTGAGAACACATGGGCTGATAGCGACATGATACCCCTCAGAAAAACAGCCGAAATGTTCGGCAATACTGAGGCATCGGGGGCGCTACCGTAACGGAGGAGTAGAGGATGAAACTTGCAATCGTAGTGGGTCACAACAGCGCCAGTCAGGGCGCGGTGCGCCGGGACACCGGGGAAAGCGAGTTCGTTTGGAATGGGCGTCTAGCACGGCGCATAGAGCGCCTGGCGGGCGACTATGGCATCCAGGTGCGCACGTTCTTCCGCACGCCGGGCGGTGGGTATCGCCGCGAGATTGAGCGTGTTTATTCCGAGGTGGACGCCTGGGGCGCTGACGCGAGCGTGGAGCTGCACTTCAACGGCGCAAGCTCGGCCGAGGCAACCGGCACCGAAACCCTTTCGAGCGGCACCTCGTTGTCTTTGCGCCTTGCTGAAAGCGTGCAGCGCGAAATGGTGGTGGCTCTGGGCCTTCGGGATCGGGGCATTCGCACACGCGCGGCCGAGGAGCGTGGCGGCGGCTCGCTGCACTCAGGCCGGGCTCCGGCGATCTTGGTGGAGCCCTTCTTCGGCAGCTCGCCGGTAGGCAACCAGGCAACCGACGAGGAGACAGAACAGGAGCGGCTGGCTGATGCGATCCTGCGCGGCACGGCCGAGGCGTTCCAGAGTTTCCCGCGCTCGACCCTGACCGGAAGCCGGACGGTTAGCGCGGCCGAGACGCAGCGCACGGCCCAGGCGGTGCAAGGCCAGGCGGGCATTGCTGCCGGTGTGGCCGCTGCCGCGACCCAGGCGCGCGAACAGATCGAGGCGATCCCGGCCGTGGGTGGCCTGGCCGACTGGCTTCCCTGGGTGGCGCTGGGCCTGATCGGTGTGGTGCTGGCCGCGACCGTGGTGCAGCGCGTCATGTCCGACCGGATCGAGGAGGCTCGGGTTGACGATCATGAACGGGGCATCCGGTGATCTGGGGCTGGATGCGCAAGCTCTGGCCGTTGATTTTGGGGGCTATGGGTATTGCAGCCCTGGTGTTGACCGGGCGTCGCAACGGGCGGCTGGAGGAACGAGTGGATCGCGCCCAGGCACGCGATCAGGTGAAGGAAAGGATGCGGGATGCGGTGGCAGATACTCGGACTGATCGGGATGGCGTTGTTGAGCGGATGCGTGAGGGCCGTTTCTGACGCCTGCCCGACGCTCTACAGCTACACGCAAGAGGTGCAGGACCAAGCAGCCGACGAGCTGCAATCCCTGCCGGAAGGATCGGCGCTGTCTGTGATGATTGGACAATACGGCGTCGTGAGGAACGAAATACGAGCATGCCGGGGGCAGTAATGGGCGACGACTGGAAGTGGATGATCGGCATCGCGGTGACGGTAACGCTTGGCTGGAGCTCGCTCCTGGCCGGTGCGTTCTGGAAATTGGTGTCGATGGTCCGTCGGGTGGAGGACGAGATGGACAGCAACTCGAAGGAGCTGCACGCCAGGATCAATAGGGTGCGCGAGGACACGGTGCAGAAGTCGGACCTGGACGGGCACCTCACGCGGCTTTCCGAGGACATGCGCGAGATGCGCAAGGAGCAACGCGAGGCGACCAAGGACACGAACACGCGGCTCGATGCGCTCCTCGCCGCCATAGCGAACGGCAAGGGTCACTCCTGACGCAGCCGCGCCTTGCGTTCCCGATCTTCGGCCAGGATCGCGTCCACGCGCGTGGCGATCTCCCCGATCATGCCCTCGCCCGGCGTTCCCTTCGCTCCTCGGTGCTTGCGCCATAACTTAAGCATCTGCATCACGCTCTTGCCCTGGCGGGCCAGCAGGTTGTTGTAGGCCACGCGGCACTCCTTGCCGCAGTAGGTGCGCCCCAGGGGCGTAGCATTGCCGCACCAGTCACAGAGGCCGCGCTGGACCGGCATTGTGGCTTTTTGCTCCATCGGTGCCCGAGACATGGCATCCCCTCTCAGCGGTCAATACAGCGGGCGCAAGTGACTTGCGCCCGCCCTGGTGTTACTCGCCCAGCCAATCGAGCTGGACTTCCTTCGCCTTCGACGGCTCGGGGGGCTCATAGACGGCGCGCTGGGGGCCGAGGACGGCGATCTTCGCCTTCGTGCGAACCGCCTTCTGGCTCGCGCGCGCCTTGGCGTTGGCCTCGGCGTCCGGTCCCTGGAACACCTCGATATTGTTCCGCGTCTCCGTCTGGTGGAACACGATGAACACCGGCTGCGTCATGTCGATTGCAGCAAAGGCGTTGTCGTCGTCCTTCTCGGGCTTGGTCTTGTCGTCAGCCATTGGTTTCTCCTTTGTGGCTTGGTGGGTGGTAGATCATGGACGGCCCACTGATCTGGCGGATCGCCTTTCGTTCGCGCTTCAAGAGCTTGGCGATAGCCTCCTTTCTCAAGGCTCGCCCGGTCGCGGCGCGGTGCGCGATCCATTCGCTCGGCGTCATGTGCGCCTTGTCGTTGTTGCACGCCTGGCACATAAGCATGAGGTTGCACGCATGGTGTGTGCCGTTGCGGCTTTGCGGGATCAGGTGATCCACCGTGGCGATGGATTGCTCGATCACGACCTCGCTCGGCTCGTGGAAGCCGCCCCAGGCTTGTTGCCAGCGGCCGACAAAGCGGCTCTGGCTTTCGAGGCCACGGAACCATACGGGCCGACCGCAGCACCTGCACCATAGCTCCTCGTTCTCGACATAGCAGCACATCATCCTGCGCCGCTTGCCGCTTATCTTTGACCGCATCAGCCCAGCTCACCACGGTTCTCGTCTGCCCGCTTGGCTGTCTCCCACAGCTCGCGCTTGATCGGCTGGAGCGCTGCCCTCTCCTCCTCGGTGGCGACCTTCTGGAAAAACGTTGTGATCTGTTCGATACCGTCGTGGGCGATCCGCCGGGCGCGATCCCACATCTCCTTGTCGGGCGTCGTGATGGTGTCGCCGCGCGCCCAGGCTGCGAGCTTCGATCCCGCCTCGGCCGTGATGTGACGGCCGGGAAGGAAGCTCATGCGGTGCTGGTCCTGGACCTTGTGCGGCAACGTGAGATCGACCACGCCGGGCGAGCTTGGATTGAGCGTGAAGCTGGCTGTCATTTCATACATGAACCGCTTTTCCTGGATCGGGAACCAGCCCGCGTTTTCCACGATCAACCGGCCGCGATCATCCTTCTTGCTCATGTCGATCTTCTCCTCGGCCCGCAGGCAGAAGATCAGATGCGCGCGCACCTGGAGAAAGGCGTTCATCATCTTCTTGTGGCGCATCTTGGGGTCTTTCCATGCGCCTGGGCCTTTGACGCTGGACGCCTCGGCCATGTCCATGATCCCGCCTTGGCCGTCAAATTCGTGGCTCATGCTGTCGATCACAATCGCCTCGAACCCGGCTTTCTCTGCCGCCTTCACCGCCTCCAAATAGCGCTCCGGCGTGAAGGGCGGCGCGAAGTCGGCGTGCTTGAAGGTGAATTGATCGGCATAGTGCAGGGCGCGGCCTGCCTCGGTGTCGATCACGGCGAACGGCTTGTCGCCACAAATGCCCGTCGCCAGGTTCATGGCGCTGAACGTCTTGCCGCTGCCGGAGGCCCCCGCAAGGGCCACCAGCAGGTGCGTGTTGCGGCGCTCGGCCGTGTTGAAGGTGAAACTCATTCGATCATTCCCCTGGTTTTGGCAAAACGGGCATAGGCTTCGGAAAGGTAACCCGGAACGCCAACCGGCCCACGGCGCACCTTGCCCACCGCCTTAGCCAGATCGTCGGCCAGTTTAAGTTGTTCGGTCAGGCGCGACACTTGGTCCTCGGCAAGTTCGAGCCGAAACTTATCCCATTGCTTGCTCGTCTTGTTGCAAAGGGCAGGGAAGTTATGGCGGTGCTTGGCCTCGGCCGACATGGACCGAAACCGCTTGCCGCAGGCGTGACATTTAAGCATGTTCATTCGATCACGTCCTTCTCGTCACGGCTCTGGCCCTGGACGGCGGCGGGTTGCCAGCCTTCGGGTGCCTGCCAGGTGCGCATCATCTCCAGCAGATCGGTACCTGCCGACTTGGCCGCTTCCTCGGCGTCCTTCTCCGCGATCAGATTGCGTTCGTGCCATTCGGGGCACTCCAGCTTGATCGTCTTGGAGATCATGCCGGGCCAGGTATTCTCGCGCAGGCACCGGCCCCAGATCATCAGCGCGCGCTCGCGGCGCATCAGCGCTGTCTCCAGGAACGTGCTGTCAATCTCGGCCGTCAGCAGGAGGTGCGGCTCGGCCGTCTCCTGCACCACGAAATACTGGCGCGGCGCGGTGCCGGTCAGGAGCTTCGCGCCCTGGTGATAGTGCGCGGCCGTCATGTCCCAGCCGGAATTGGCGGCAAACTTGGCGAGCGTCACCGGCGCGATATCAGTGCCGGTGGTCTTGTAGTGGATCACCACGTTCTCCTCGGGCGAGTAGAAGTCGGGGCGGCTCCGGCACATGACGCCGCTTTCCTGCCATAGCATCGTGGCTTCGCGCAGGAGCTTCGCCTGGTTGTCGCGCGATAACAGGTGCCCGATCTCGGGATTGTCACGCACCTGGTCGAGCGCCACCTTCGCCATTGCCCGCACGCTCGGCATGTTCTTCGCCAGGATCGGCGTCTTGCCATAGGCATAGGCTTCGATCCTGGCTTCCTTCGCTGCCTTCGACCGGAAGTCGGCCGCGTCGATCTCGACAATGGGCGCTCCGGTGCCGGTGAATAGCCGGTGCGCGGCCGAGCCCAAGTCGAAGATCGTTTTCTCCTCGCTTTCGGCGTCCTTGTTGAGCCGGGGCGTGTTCTCCCAAACCTTACGCGGCGCGGTGCCGAGGAGGTCTTTCACAAGCGAGCTGGTCAGGCTCGGCTCCGGCATCGGATCGGCCAGGTAGGTGGCAAAATCCATGCCCTCAATCAGTTGGGGTAGCTGCATCTTCGATCTCCTTTTTGATCTTGCGCTTTGCTTCCATCAGCGCGTCCACGTCGCCCTCCAGCAGCATGTCCACCAGTGGACCGCCGCGCCGGGCCTTCCATGCGCCCCGCGCCTTGCGGCACTCGGGACAGCAAAACTCCTGTCTGGGGTCGGCGGGCTCGAAAGCCCGGCCGCACTCATGCCAGGCGCAGCTTTTCATGGCCTCACCCCTATGTTGTAGCGCAGCGCCACGATGGGCTTTCCGCCAAGGTGCGGATGCTGCGCCGCGACGGCCAGCATTGCGACGGAGGCGAGGCCGCACACTGGCGACGCTCCGTCAACCAGGATCGTGACCGGGGTGGTTCCGTCACGTCCCTGGATCATGGCGACCAGCTCGACAGACGCAGCGCGTATCCGATCAGCCATAATAGGTCTCCGTCACGCTCCTGAAACCGTCGTATTCCGCGCCTGTTGCGCGGTTGATCATGCGGCAGGGAAACACCCCAAGGGCGTATGTCTCCGAGTAGTTGGCTTTTACCTCAACCTCGCGCTGCGCCTGTTGCGCGGCCTCCTCGGTCTTGTGGTAGGTTTCGTTGATCCGGTGGCCCATCAGTCGCACCCTTTCGTTTCGTGGAACAGGCGGGCGAGACGGTCGAAGAAGATGGCCGGTTCCATCTTTTCCCATCCTTCGATCATCTTGCGCTCAACCACCTCCGACGGCTTGCCGCCGTTTGCGGTGAACAGGGCGATGGCCTTGCTGTATCCCTCGCTTGTCCTCCCGAAATAAAAGGTGATCGCGCTATTACACTCCATCGCGGCGAGCGTTTCGTTGAAGTCGTGGCCGAATGGCCGGGTCGTGGTCGTGATCGTGACGCTGGCCGCGTTGTCGAGATACAGAGACGTTGCCCGCACACTTTGGGCGGAGTGGATTGACTGGTGCATAGGTTTTTCCTTTCGTGGTTTCAGTTACGGTCCCAGATCAGCAGAGTGGTCCCGATCACTTTCGAGGCGCTGCCCGCCATCATGTCGGAGCCGATCAGCTCGTCCGCGAAGTAGGTTTCCAGGGCCTCGAAACTCTCGAAGCGCAGGCGCAGCACAGCCTTGCCGTGCTTGTTGCGCGAGCTTTCCGCGTTGCAGAACGGCGCTTCCTTGATCTCCTGGGGCTCGGGGGCGGGCTTCGCCTCCGGCTCCTGCATGGGGTTGGGCGCGATGTAGGTGCGCGCCAGGTTGGGGTGGCCGTTCCGGTCCAATTCCTTCTCCTCGGGTTGTGCGCCGAAATCCGGCACGGTGGGGCGGTAGGGCTCGCGCGTCACTGGCTCGCCCTCTCCTCGGAGGCTTCGCGCAGGATGCGCTTCACCTCGTCGCACGCTTCGCGGTGCGTGGGTTCCCGGCCGAGCTTTTCGGCCAGGACTTCCCAGATCGTCGGCTTGCGGCTCATATGTGCCTCCATGTTTTACGGCTCTTTATCCGGCTGATAGTCGATGCGGTGACAGGGTAGTTTTTCGCGATCTCAACAAGCGGCCTGTTGTCCGCGCGGATTTCCAAAACATCGGCTTCGGTCAATAGCGACGCTGCGCCACCTCCGTGCGTGCCGTCCGCTATCCGGTCGGCTTGGTTCTCTGCGGGTGTTGCCCAGCGCAAATGCGCAGGGTTCACGCATCGCTGATTGTGGCACACGACAGGAAGGTGGGCGCACTCATGTGCTGGGCTGGGCGGTGCCCCTTTCGCCACCTCTAGCACGGCGCGTGCAGCAGTATTGTTTTTGCCGTCAATGCAAACGATCCCTCGATCACCCAGCATTCCAAATGGCCACAAAAGGCATTCGTCACCGACGTGGCGTGCGGCTTCTTCGACAAACGCCAGCGCCTCGCCTCTCTTTGCTTTCCGATACATTGCTCACCTCCTTGCAACGCCCTATGTAACGAAAGCCGCTTGCGTTGGCAATAGATATTTTGCAAATATAAACGAGAAATTTAGCAAGGAGCAAACAAGTGACGGAAAACACAGACGAAAAAATCCTCGCCAGGGCGCAAGAAATCAAGGCAGAGCGCAACATTAGCCTGACCGACGCGATGATCCGCGCCGAGGAGGAGCTTGCACCGAAGCCCACTGTCCCGGCCGACTTCACGGTGACAATTCCGGTCAAGCCCAGGGTCGCGCGGTGGATCGTGGAGGAGTTTGCGCCGACCAAGACGCACACCACCGAGGAGCGCCTGGCGGCATATCTCGGCATCATCCTGAACCGGGCGCGCGTCACGGCGATGCGCTTTGCCGAGGATGCGCCGGATATCCAGGAGGGCGGGGCCGTCACGCTTCGCCGCGAGCAATTCCAGCAGAAGGCACCGAAGATATGAACCTCACGATCCAGAACGCGGGGCCGGTCCTTGCGGCCGATCTCAACGTCCTGGGGGCGGCGGTCAAGATCATCTTGGCCGGTGGCTCCAGCCTCAACGAAACCGAGATGAAGCGCGCAAGCGGAGCGAGCTATCATCTGTGGAAATCCAAGGGCGATGCGATCACGTCCCTGGTGCAACACCTGGAGGCGGTGCCGGAACCGTCAGGGCGGTGAGCCCATGAGACAATTCGGCATCATCTCAAGCTCGATCTGGCGCAGCAAGCGCTTTCGGCAGCTCACCACGGACCTGGCCAGGCTGACCTACCTCTATCTGCACACTACGACGCACGGCAACAGCGCCGGGGCCTTTGTCCTGCCGCCAGAAATGGCCGCTCTGGAGCTGAAAGTGCCGAGCGAGGACGTGCGCGCATCCTTCATCGAATTGGCCGAGTGCAGGCTGATCCGATACGACCCAGAGGAGGAGCTGATCCAGATCGTCAACTTCTTCCGCTTCAACGCGATCTCCAGCCGCAAGCACCTGGCCGGGCCGGTTCGCATCATCCAGGCATTGCCGCAATCGCCTGTCAGGGACTGCGCCGCATGTGATCTGATCATGGCAATGTTTGAACGCCGCGAAGAATGGCGCGAGAAAGCATCAAGGCTTAAGCGTAGTGAAAATCGAAGCGATCATACCGACGCCGGGAAAATCCTGGAAGCAATGGGCGGTTTCGACGGCACCGCAGCGGATATCATCAAGGAAATGAAGCTCGAACCTATGCTCTTGTCGCAAGAAATCGGGATCGACGGACACACGCTCGACCGCCTCGAAGAAGCCCTACTGATACCCCTATCTCATACCACTATCGAAAGCCCTAGCGATACAACGGAAACGGAAAAGACAACGGAAAAGACAACGGAGAAGGATAAGACCAAGACCACGGATAAGACCACGACCACGGAGAGGGGGGTGCAGGGGGGAGAGGGTCCGAAAAGCTGCCCGCCCTCCCCGCCCGCTGATAGCGGTCGGTCGGGCAGCACGAACGTCGGGGATGAAGCGCTCAGGCATCTACGGCAACGCTTGGCAGAACGAGGGGAAGCATGATGGCAGATCGAGGCAAGCTCGCACTCACCGATCCAGAGCAGGTCGAGGCGCAGATCGAGGCTTACTTTCTCAGCAGGATGCGCAAGCGCTACGTCCCAACCGGCAAGGCCGATGGGCAAATGATCTACGAGGAGGAGGAATACATGGCTCCGCCAACGATGGCAGGGCTCGCGCTCGCGCTTGGTGTGACCAGGACCACGATCCTCTATTACAGCAAAGGCGAGGGGAACCGGGATGAAAGTTTGATCCCGATCATTGCACGCGCGAAGGGTCGGATAGCTGAATGGTGGGAGGAAGCGCTGGCGAACAGGGAAGCCTCTAACGGGGCCAAGTTCGCCCTGGAAGTGAACCACGGCTATGGCCGAGAAGATCGAGAAAGCGGCACGGGCGATGGTTTCGAGGTGAATGTGATCCCGCCAGCAGCAGGGAAAGCGATCAAAGCGATCCCCAAGTGGCAACCGGAAGGGTACGATGATGAATAGGGCAGAGAAAGAGCAGGAGCGCCACCAGAGGCGCGTAAGGCACGTTTCGGGCATCATGGGTGCCGAAAACATAGAAGGCCGTTCATCGGCCAGCACAGGAGGAGCAAGTGACTTGCCCGAGCTGCGGAGCCAAGAGGAGCTGGATGCAGACTGGCCGGAAGGATCGGGGCTGTTTGTGTGGGGGGCTGTCGGCCTGATCGCGTGGCTCGTTGCCGGGGGAGTTCTGGTATGGCTGGTTTAAAGCAGGAGTTGCGCGTTGAGCGTATGGATAGCGGCAGCGAGGAGGCGGTGATCGCCCAGGCGCTTGACCGCGTGGAGCCTGGCGACCTAGTGGTGTATCATCGCGGCGTGTCGGGCTCTGCGCCTCGATCCGTTAAGACGGCGGCGATGCTTCTGCATGATCGCGGGCTCTGCCTTCTGACGCAGCGGATCACGGCCGACCGCAACCAAGACGGTGAGCGGATCGTGGATTACTTGGCGATCAAGACGAGGGGCAAGCGGTGATGGAGCTGTTCGGATGGTGACACAGACCTGGACCTACGAGACGAGCCCGGTGGCCTGGGCCTACAAGCTCGACCGTTCGTTCGCGTCGTTCATCATCGGGCCGGTCGGCTCGGGCAAGTCGGTGCCCAGCCTGCAACGCATCCTCGATCTTGGCCAGGAGCAAGCGCCCAGCGCCGACGGCAAGAAGCGCAGCCGCTTTGCGATCATCCGCAACACCATGCCGGAGCTGCGATCCACCACGGCCGTGACCTATCAGCAGATTTACCCAGCCGATGCCTTTGGGGATATCATCTGGCGATCACCAGCCACGCACATGATCGAGCCGCGCGGATTGGACCTGGAGATCGAGGTCAACCTGGTTGCGCTCGACAAGCCCAAGGACGTGAAGAAGCTTCTATCGCTGGAGCTGACCGGGGCCTTCATCAACGAGATGCGCGAGGTGCCGCGATCCGTTATCACTCGCCTGACCGAGCGTGTCGGCCGGTTCGGGGTGAACGAGCGCCCGACCACCTGGAGCGGCATTTGGGGCGACACCAACCCGCCCGACGCCGATCATTGGCTCTACGGCTGGCATCACCGCGAGACGCCCGAGGGCTACAGCTTCCACCAGCAACCGCCCGGCGTCCTGGAGGTGAAGCCCAGGGGCGGCGGTGCCGAGATTGTGGACGAGAATTTCCCCGAGTATCAGGGCGTGCGCCTCACATCGGCCGAGGTGCTGATCTGGTATCGCGGCAAGGTCCGGCGCGTCGATTGCCCGATTGAGGTGATCCGAGCGGCGGATCGGTTCTGGATCGTTAACCCTTGGCAGGAGAACCTGGTCGCGCTGTCCCGCGTCGATGCTGGCTCGAACCCGCTCGGAGTGCGGAGCTACTACGGCCGCGCGCTGGCAGGCAAGACGCTGGAGGAAATCCAGAGCTACCTCCAGGGCGTCTACACGTTCGTGACGGATGGGCGGCGCGTGGTCCCGCAATACAACGGCCAGGTGCATGGCGTCGATCACCTGCCCGTCATGCCCGACGAGCCGATCTACATCGGGGCCGACATTGGCGGCGGCACGCTCCAACCTTCGGCACTCCTGTTCCAGCGGCATCCCAAGGGCGTGCTGCTCGCGCACCGCGAGGTAGTGTGCTTCGACATGGGGATCAAGCGCTTTGGTGAGCTGGTGGGCGAGGCCCTGGTCAAGCACTTCCCCGATCACGTCGCCAAGGGGCTGACCGGCAAGGGCTGGGGCGATCCGGCCGGTGGCAAGCGGGACGAGATATTCGAGACGGCGAGCTTCGACTGGCTGCGCTCGCAGCACGGCATCAACCTGGAGCCCGCGCCAACCCAAGACCCGAAGATGCGGATCGCGGCGCTGGCCGGGCCATGCGAGCGGATGATCGAGGGCAAGCCTGGGCTCCTGGTCAACAAGCGCAACTGTCCGATGCTGCACAAGGGTCTGATGGGTGCCTGGTACTTCAAGCGGCTGGCCGTGTCTGGCGATGATCGCTATGCCGACAAGCCCTCCAAGAACGACGAAAGCCACATCTGCGACGGGGCGGGCTATGGCTTCCTCGGCGTGGGCGAGTTCGACCGCTTAGGCGGAAGGCAGGACTTCGGCAAAGGCCCCGCATCCTTCCAGGCTGATGGTGACTTTGACGTTTTTGCTTGACGTGTGACGGGGTGCGGTCCACGGTGATTGCCACATATCAAGGGGTTAGCAGCATGTGGAACCGAACAGTGGACCGAGGGCCGGTACCCGCACCGTGGCGCGACCATGCGAAAGATGAAGAAAAACAAAGGCTTATCGTAATACAGAAGCGGATCGAGCGCAAAACAGCGACGATTGAGGAGCTTCTGGCCGAGCGCCGCCGGATCATGCGGCGCGCGATTGCGCGGATGCGCAGAGCGGAGGGAAAGGAATGACCGACTTATACGACGAGACCGACTACTTCGGCACCCCCGGAAGGAACCGACCAATGACTGATATGCGCGAAGAACTGGAACCATTGCCCTGCCCGTTTTGTGGGGGTGAGGCCCAACTAATGTGTCCTGAGTTTGAAGATAGCAACTGTGCGGCTGTGATGTGCATGACCTGCTATGCCACGTCACCAGATAAGGACGATTGGCGCTTGGCCGTCATCGCATGGAATACCCGCGCCGATCTGGTCGAAGCAGCCCGCGAAGAAGGACGGCAGGCGTGGCTGAGAGAGGCGGTTGAACGGCTTGCCGACAACTGGACTTGGGACGATGCAGATGACCTCGCTGAGATTATTGACGACATCCTTGCCCAGCCCACCTTTACGCCACCTGATGAAACGGGGTGCCAAGAATGCGGCGGGGAGAACCCAGTGTGGTTCGCGCCGCATGATCTCTGGAACCGTGTCATGGGCGGCGAAGATTGCAAGGATGATCCCGGCGGCATTCTCTGCCCGGTCTGCTTTATTCGCAAGGCGGAGATGGCAGGCATTAAGGAAATATGGCGGGTTGGTCCGGTAGAAGACAACCCGCCGAGGTCAAAGGGCATGACAGTGCAGGAGGTTTTCATGGACGCCGGGGCGCATCCCGCGCCATCGCAGAACATAATGGGGAAGTGATGGCTGATGCTGTTTGGAGAGCGTTGGCGATGCTACCGGGACTGCCCGAGCTGGGGGCGTATCCCACGCCGCTGGAGTGTGCCGAGGCGGCGGATTACTTCGCCGGGCTTCTCGGGGTGGCGGTGAAATGCTTCGTGGCGGTGCCTGCATGAGCGAGGCTATGTTCATCTGCGAGGGGTGCGGCAAGGTCTACCCCGAAACCTGCCCAACGTGCCCAGATCGCGGCCACGGCCGGGGTGTAACGGTCCACCAGATCAAGCAAGCGCTGCGTGACAGCCCAACGGTTGGTGACGTGAACCACGCGGCCAAACACTACGGGCAACACGTTGCGATCCTGGATCGCGAGGGCGGCAATGCTCGAACGATGGCGATCCAGATCAAGAACCTGGCGAGTTATCGACGCCGGGAGCTAGGGTATCGGCCATGAGTAACCGCATGACAGCCGCCCAGCTCCAGGCGTTCTACAAGGCCGACGGCGACCACAGAGCGCCGCGCCAGGACCGCGAGGGGCCGATCCACAAGGCGATCCTCGATCTCCTTGATCTCGCGTTGCCAAGCGATGCGATCTACCACCACAGCCCGAACGAGCTGGACATGGCCGGGGCCGAGGCCGCGCGCCAGATCGCCAAGGCGCGCAAGCTCGGCACCAAGGCGGGCTGGACAGATATAGAAATAGTGTGGCAAGGTAGGTTTTACGGGATTGAGGTCAAAGCCCTAGGCGGTCGCGTTTCATCGGCTCAAGCCGAAACGCACGCCGATCTGCGAAGGGCTGGGGCATTAGTGGCCGTGGTTTCGTCCGTGTCTGAAATGAGGGAGGTTCTCGGCCAATGGGGATTGCTTTGCCGCCAGGTGTGACGCTCAACGAGGCGCGCAACCATTTGCAATACGATGCGAGCACGGGTCAATTCACCCGCCTTACAGGGCACACCGCTGGCGGCAAAGTGGGGCGCACTGATGGGAAAGGCTATACCCAGATTGGCCTATGCGGCAGGAGATACATGGCGCACCGTCTCGCGTGGTGGTTCCATCACGGGGGTTGGCCGCACGACCAAATAGACCATCTCAATGGCGACAAAGCCGATAACAGGATAGCTAACCTCGAAGTGGTCAACCAGACAACAAACCTGCTTCGGCGCGGCAGAAGGAAAGATAACACGAGCGGGACGCCCGGTGTCTCAAGGCACAAGGCAACAGGGAAGTGGGCGGCGTACATTTGCGTCAACAAAAACCTACGCCACCTCGGGCTGTTTGCTAAAAAAGCAGAGGCAATAGAAGCACGCAAAGCGGCGCTGAAATCATGGGGGCTGATATGACCGATCCCGATCCCGATCTCGACCTGTCCATCCCTTCGCTGATGCGCGCCTGCAAGGGCAACGTGGCGATGCTGCCAAGCTTCATGGTCCACGACGACGACGTGTGGCCGCGCTCCGGCGTGGTCAGGACCGACAGTAAGGGCCGCATCCATATGCGCCGCTCGACGTTCATCCGCGCCGTGGTGGGCGAGCTGCCGATCCGCGAGGGTGTCTGGCATCGGATCGACTGCCAGGAGTTCCACCTGGACCTGAAACCACACCACCTCCAAGGGTCGAGAGACCAAGAGGGCGGCAACCGCAGACTGGCGGCGCGTACCGTGGCGAAAGCCGATTGGGCCGGACGCATCAAGGGAGACGAGGGATATGGCAATGCTCCATCCGGGGATCACCGGCAACAGGACGTTGAACGAGATGTTGCAGAGGCTAAGGCCCGAGGAACAAGCGGAAGCGTTGGCTCAGCCGTATTTACCCGAGATGGTGGCGACGACGGCTAAGTGGGCCTGGACCCTGGAGAACGATCACGGCGAGTTCGTTGCCAGCATGGCGATCATGCCCGACGTGAACCGGCGCGGCTGGTTCGTCTCATATCCCGGCGCTGCAATCCGATCCTCGGCCGAGCTTCGTCCGCTGTTCCGGCTCTACACGATCTTCCGCGACAGCGGCGCGGTGTATGACGAGCTGCGCGCGTGGGTGGCGTCAGACGATGCTCGCGCGATAAGGTTTGCCGAATGGCATGGGTTTCGGTTAGATTGCGGGCCAGCGACCGCGTTTTCACCGACGGGTCGGGATATGAGCTTATACCTATGGAGGCGATGATGGGTGGAATTTTCGGAGGCGACAACGGGGCGCGGGCAGAGGCTGCAAAGCAGGCGGGGCAGGCGCGGCGTGAGCGGCAAGCGTCGAACGAGGAAGCGAACCGGGCGCAGCAGCGCGGCGAGCGCGGCGGCGGTGCCGGTGCAGGCACGCGGGGGCGGGATATGCTGATCGGCAACCTGTCACAGCGCCTCAAAAAAACGCTCGGGGGCTGATCGTGGCGCAGTGGGACGTTGAAAAGGCTTGGAAGGCGATAGCCAAGGCCAAGAGCGACAAGGAAGCCTCCGACGGTATCTACAAGGAGGCGATGGAGCTGACGTTCCCCGACCGCGAAAACTTCGTGAAGCGGAAGGAGGGCCAGCAGAAAGCCGCCTACAACTGGGACAGCACGCCCCAAGTGTCGGTGATCCGCGCGGCCAACAGGCTTTCCTCAGATTTCACGCCGCAGTTTCAGGACTGGTTCGAGATCGGGCTGGGGCCAGCGGCCGAGCAAATGCCTGACGAGACGTTCCAGGAGGCCGTGGGCAAGCCCAAGGACGAAAGCAAGGCCGAGCTGGAAGCGATCACCAAAATAGTGCAGGCCGTGTTCAACGGGCCGGGATTTCCGACCGCCTCGAACGAAACCTACATCGACTGGCATTATGGCCAGGGCGGGATGAAGATCACGCCGAACGACGACTTCCTGGGCGAGCCGGTGGTGTTCCAGGCCATGCCCATGTCGCACTTCTACGCCTACGAGGGACCGAACGGGCGGCTGGATCGCTGGTTCT